GGTATTACATTATAAACACCATACTTTTCTGCTATTTCTAGTTTTAGGAAAAAATCACCATATTTACACATTTGGCGAACCCACATCCATAGATTAAATTCTATATTTAATACATCATAGAATAAATTATATAATACTTTTTGAATATCTTCATCACTACTTTTGATACGTAGCACATCACCCATTTCATCTTTTAAAGTACTTTCATCGGCTATGATATCAAGTGCTGATGCTATAATGGCATCAGTATCCATTGCTTCATAGTCTCCATAAAGTTCAACTCTCATTGTCTGATAGTTAAACGCTATATTATTATACGGGTATTGGCTTGTAGTATATAATCTAGAAAATCTATCGGTTAGTGAGTTTGTTTCAAGTTCACCTGCTTGCTGTATTGAATTTGTATCAATTACTTTTAATTGATTACCCCCAACATTACGAATGATAACATCCGTAGAGAATAATCTTTTTAACCTTGTAAATACACTTGTATCAGCCATTTTTATATTTTATTATTGTTATAAATATTATTTAAGAAGCCAACTAATGTCTTCCTTCCCACCATAGGGGTTATCTATCTTGAATGGATTTTTAAAATCATTGCGGGAATATACCCCAGTATAGGCGGTTGTAGTTTTATTCATTGCATTTAATGATGCTTTTGTTAAATCTATTCCTTGTTGTCTAAATTTAAAAGCCGTATCACGCATGAACATAGCGATAGAGAATGACATAACCAAGTCATCATTGTAACCAACTTGGGCTTCTGCTCTTCCGTTTTTCCAGACAAACACTTTCATTTCTTCTACCAACCTTTTAGATTGTATTGTAACCCCTTTATCACTAATATATTCTTGAAATTTACCAATTGCCATTGGTCTTGTTCTTGAAGACATTGTAAATCCAGGAGTCATTCTACTTTTATCACTATATGCGTCAAAATACGAATCTGATGTTATGTCTCCACTCTTAGGGGAATAATAAAGATTAGTATAATTTCTATCAATAGCTACTTGAATAGTTGCCCATCCTATATTTGCATTTTCAATTACAAGTAAAGCGTTATTATATTCGGTAGCTATACCTACTAATAAATGTCCATATTCTTTAGTGCCAATTTGGCCTTTATATTCAGCTACCTGAACATTATTGTCTACATCTATTATATGGAATGCGGAGTAATCCTTACCATCACCCCTAGCAACATCCGCGATTACCATATATGTTCTAGAATAATCTGCAGGTTCCCAAACCCATAAATTTTTATCTGCTCCTCTTTTTTCAAGTGGGTCTTTAAGGTATGTTTGTTCGTAGAAGCTTATATATTCTGGGTAGAATACTATATCTCCGGATGTGCTGAAATCGCAATCACACTCTTGTGCAGCCATTCTAGGATCACCCAACAGTTCATCTTGTCTATCTCTCCAGGTTTGATCCCTTTCAGGGTGAACAAACCATGGGAGTTTTATAGGTAAAAATTGATTTTCACTGTTTTCAGCTCTAACCCATGTTTGGTGGAACCAATTACCAGTACCATAAGGAGTAGATAATGCTATACACCCCCCACCCGTAGCAAGTGTTTGTTGGGCTGAAGCCCAGATCTCACCAATATTATCAATAAAAGCAGCTTCATCAATTAATAGAAGAGAAACGGCTTCTGATCTACCTGCATCACTTGTTGCAGATGTTGCTTTAATCTGTGACCCATTTGCTAACCTTAATGTTAATTTATTATTTTCAGGTGCATCTACTTTAAGCCAAGAAGGTAAATTTTCATACATGAATTTTACTTTCGTAACCATGTTTTTAGCTGTTTCCTGTTTTGTTGCAATACAGAGTACGTTTTTGTCTTGGTGGAATAACATTAACCATAAAGAATAACCAGCACCTAAGGTAGAAATACCTAATTGTCTTGATTTTAATACTACTGAGTATGGGTTTTCTTGAAATAATTTTAATACTTTCTCTTGAAAAGGGTAAAGATTAAATTGAATCCTGCCTCGTTGGGGGTGTTGGATAAAACAGTACTTCTTCATAAAGTGAACGGGGTCCTGAGCACATTTAAGGTATTCTTGTCTTATAATTTGTTTTAAATCCTCAGCCATTATTTTCCTATTTTCCAATACATTCCAAATCCTAAAACAGGTTGGAATTCCTGGTTGACACCTATCCCTATACTATAAGCTTGTTGATTTTTTGTTCTAAGTAGTAATTCTCCTCCTAAATAGTTTAATTGATCAGATTTTCCTTTTATTCCAAACCCACCATAAAATTCTCTTCTATTAATGTAAGCTGTGTTTGTTATTGTAGTTGTTGGTATTAATATATTAGGAATAATGCTTCTTGATACAATTGAATTTTTAGTTATAATGTCATTTATAATTATATTTCCTAATGAATCTAAATTTAATGTATCAGTATATGCATGTGTTGCATAATAATCTTTTAAAATATATAATGTATCTACTACAGCAGGGATGGTGTCGTATATGGTTTCGATTTTTGTTTTCCACTTGGGAACATACACTATACTATCGATTTTTAACGTATCCCATTTAACCTGAACATTTGTAATTGTTATTGGATCTGCTACTATAGTTTTATCCCCGCTACCCGAGCATGCCCTCATAAGTAGAATTATTATAACTAATACTACAATGAGTAAATTTTGGATATTTTTAAAGAAGTCCTTCAAGTTTTTTCTTTTTAGCAGTAAGGTCTTTTAATTTATCTTTAATTTGATCTTTTAAATCACCTTTTGCTTCTTTAAATTCTTTAGCTAAATCTTTCATTTTAGCAACTATTTTTTGTAATTCTTTAGCAGTAGTAGTTATAGAATCATTTTTCTTTAAATCTGCGGATGTTGGTTCGTTATCTTCATCTTCAGCTAATCCCGAAGCATCACCTGCTGCTTTAAGAGCATCGGCTTTTGTTTTAGTAGCATCTAATTCTTTATTTAGATCTTGTTGAGCTTTAATATCATTAGGATCTGCTTCAGTTAAATTTTTAGATAACTCTACGGTTTTTTCTAATTCTTTATTTAACTCCTTTTGAGTTTCTAAGTCATCATTGCTTGCTTCTTGCAATACCGAAACTATTTCGTTTTTAAGGTATTCTTTAAATTCTGATTTTTTCATTTGTAGTATATTTTTGTTATAAATATGTCAAAGACCAATATAGTTCACCATTTGGTGTATTCTATCTTCTGTACTACCTTCTAACGTATTTAAACTTTTGATTCTATGGCCATACTTATTAAGTAAACCCTTAATCATAAGATCAATATTTTTTCTATATTGAACATCTGTTTCGCGAATACCATTATCTTCAATTTCTACACCCATAGGTGATACATAAAAGATATAATCATATTCTCTAATTAAACGTGATGCTAAGGTTTCAAAATCTTCTTTATCATAAATGTCCATTGAAGTAGAACAATTAGCAAATGCCATAACGTCAATTATTGTACGGTCTGTAATAATGTTATTTTGCATTAATTCACCTGCGCGTTCAGCTAAAAACACACACTGACCTTTCAATGTTGAATCAGTATTCAATGGAATGCCTTGAGCCATTAATTCTTTAGAGCGCTCTGTTCTAAACATATAATCTTTAAAATAATCTAGCTCCTTAAGAGCATTAACGAGTGTTGTCTTACCTACACTCATTGTTCCGCATAATCCTATTTTCATACTAAAATGGTAAATTGTTAAAATTATCTAATTGTGAAGATCCTGGTATAACTCTATAACTATCACTATCAAAATGTTGTGTTGACACTTCGAATATAGTAGCTCCTTCTGTGAGAGCCAACATTTGATGAGGCTGTCCTGGGATTAAGTGAATACAGTCACCCACACTTACTATCATTTCTTTTATAGTAGCTGTTTTAGTATCAATAAATTTATATAAAAATTGACCTTTAGAAATATACCATGCTTCATCTTTTAATAGATGGAAGTGCATTGAAAATTCTTTATCTTTTTTAAATACTAATAATTTACCACAATAAAATTCATTATTAATAATCCATAACTCATGACCCCATGCTTTTTCATGAATTTCACCTTCATATGGTTGTGCTTGTAGTGTATGTTCTCTCATATTAATTTCTATTTTCCCCTGCTCTACCCATAGAGGTTTTATACCATGGTAATCCTTCTCTTTCCTGCATTATAGAACTATATTCTTCAGGATTATATTCAGTGCCATTTAGAAAGTATGATTTTGAAAATTCACTATCTTTGCTGTGGGGTATTATTGCTAAACCATCCCATCTGTGATGTTTCCAATGTTCTTCTCCTGCAAATCTAACCAAATGGTGGATTGCTCCTCTTGAATTAATTGTTTTGTACTCGTATGCTTTTTCTTTAGCCATAACTTGTTTTGTTTAATCTTATAATATTTAAAAATGTTCGTGGAAATCTGGATAATCCTGATTTTGTTCTAATATATAATCTGTAACGTAAATTCCTTGTGCTCCTGATACTGTAATACCTCTAGCACTCAATGCATCACCTACAAAGTGAACATTTGGGAAATCATTTAATGATAAATTTTTATAATTAACCAATGGCTCAGGCGACAAATATTTAACTTCAGGCACATAAATCCCCCAATCATCTCCTAATGTTGGAAATACTTTCTTCATATCACCTATAAAATCTGTGATATATTCAAAATATCCCCCAAATGCTTCAGATACTACCTGTAATCCCATCCAATCTATTTGATGAGCACTTACATCTTCACCTTCAGATGTTGTAGATGGTTTACGAGAAGGACTGTAATATAATCCTGTTCCATGAGCATTTACTTTAGATACTAATTCTCTAGACCAAGCAAATGGTTCTTCAATACCTGGTATTTCCATTAGTATACCAAAATTGGTCATATTATTCCGGAATGCTTCATCTTTTTTAGCATGTCCGTTGTAACTGTGATTTCCATACGTTTCTTCAACGGCAACATATGCTGCATTGTTGTTTGTACAGAAAGAACGTAGTGATACTCCTTCATCGAATTTTCTATATAATTTAAAATCGTAACTAATATCAATTAGTTTTTGGAAGTGTTCTTGTGGTGCTTCAAATCGCACCCCAATTTGTACTGGTTTTGGTTCAGTTGGTAAGGTATAATCGTCTGCTAGTTGCTTACCAAAGTCAATACCTGATTTACCTACTGCAAACATTAAGCGGTCATATGATAATACTTTTACTACCTCACTAATTGGAGGACCTTCATATTTTAGTTCATTTATATTAAAATCTATACTTGTAACTTTATTTTCCCAAATAAAATTAACACCACTTTTAACTAAAAAGTCATACCAATTTTTACCTATTTCATGTAAATAATCTGTACCAACATGCCATACCGGAAATAATCTTAAACCAAAATAGGGTTTAATAAAATCTGGTTCTGCTTGAGGATCTGAACATTGTACTTCTTCTGGTTTAGGATGGAAACGTTTAAAATTATTGATTACTTCATCAAATAATTCCATTGCTTTTTCCTCACCACAATATTT